ATAAGTATCACATATTACTTATTTATGATATAATGAAATAGAGGTGATAGCATTGAATGAAAAAACAAGCAAGGCACAACTTAGAGCGAGTGCCAAGTACAATAAATCGAACACAAAGAACTTTCCTATTAAAGTAAATAAGAAGACAGAAAAAGACATTTACGATCATTTAGAAAAATGTGTGAATGTGAATGGATACATCAAGTCTTTAATCAAAGCAGATATTGAACGCTAAAAAGCGTTCTTTTTTTATGCTGTAAAAAATGTAAAAATATGTATAAAATTCGTTGTAAAAAATGTAAAAACATGTATAATATTATTCGAGGTGAATAGGACACCTCACTTTGGTTGTCAGTAGTTTGTCGTTTTGGTTTACTTGTTTTCATTTTGGTTGTGTGTCGTCCAAAACACATAAAAAGGGTTATTCCTTTCAAAGGGGCTATATATAATATGGTTCCTTTTTTTTGTTGAAAAAAACATGAAAAATCACTTGAATATGTGTAATACATATAGTATAATAAGTATATAAAGAAAGAGAGGACATAAAAATGAGAGCAAGAATTTATTTAAATGGAAAGAGAATTACAAAAAAGAAAGCAAGAGAATTATTTGGAAAGGAAAAAGTAGAAAGAAGAATTGAAGAAGCAAAAGAAAGTTTCATGAATGACCCACACGAAATAAATTCATGGATGGACGGAATGGAAATAAGATTTGTATTTAAATAAATTAAGGTGAGAAATCACCTTTTTTTATTTAAAAAATATTGAAAACATTATGAAAATGAGTATAATAATACTTGCAACCAAGAGTTGCAAAGATGCATGTTCTTTTACTCAATTTCTTAAATCAGTTTTCATATAAGCACTTTAAAATAGTGCTTATAATCTACACCTATAACTCAATAGTAGAGTGGTCTCCTTATAAGGGATAAACGGAGGGGCAGAACCTTCTAGGTGTACCATATCATTTTTATTGATTTTTTCAAAAACTTTTTCCCTAAAAATGGCAGTGAAATATTCACTGTCTTTTTTAGTTGTCAAAAAATTGAATTATATATGTATTCAAATAGTGAAATATGATAAAATAATGATGTAAATATGAATAAAAAAGGAGATGTGAAAGTATGATGTTGAATGTCTAAAAGAGGAAGAAAAAGCGTTTATGACACTGTCATATTTCCAAATATAAATAAAATAGAAGAATGGGTTAAAAGTGGTGCTACTGAAAAACAGATATGTGAAGCGTTAGGAATTTCAGTTAGTGCTTTCAATGTTCATAAAGAAAAAAAGGAATTAAAAGAAGCCTTAAAAAAAGGGCGATCAAGTTTAGTTTTAGATTTAAGAAGTGAAATGATAAAGAAAGCATTTAAACATACTCTAGAAACCAAGAAAACATATGTTACTCAAGATGAAAATGGTTCTACTAGAAAGCATACTGAAATAACAACAAAAGAAGTTGACGGAGATACAGGAGCATTACATTTATTACTCAAGAACTATGATAAAGATAATTGGAAAAATGATTGGGATAGTTATGAACTAAAGCAAGCAGAATTAGAGTTAAAGAAGAAACTTGCAGATGATAAAGATTGGAATATTTAAAAGGAGGTAGAATAATGGCACATGAAAAAGTATATGGAATATGTGATAACAAATGTTTGATTGAAACATACGACAAAGAAACTGTTGATATTAAATCAAGTATGCCTATTTCAAGCAGAGGTTATATTTTCATTGGTGATTCATACGGAGACGGATATACACCCGATGGAAGCACAACAGGTTGGTGCGATAGATTAAAATCAAAAATGGTTAATTGTCATGCAAATGCTAATAACATTTTCATCAATCATAAAGGCGGAGCGTGCTTTAGTAATCCATCAAATGACTATTTAACACTCTTGAAAGGTGTAGCAAATCAGATTTCTAATAAGAGTATCATTACAGATGTGCTGATTGGTGGTGGCTATAATGAATTACCTTATGGCGATCAAGAAACAAAAGTTAAAGGTTGCATTGATACATTAATTAGTTACGTACAGAATACTTATCCTAACGCAGTTGTTCATTTTGCACCATTTGGAGTTGCATTTAAAAATAGGGATAATCAATATGCATTGAAGTATAAATTGTTACCGATGTATAAAACAAAAGCAATCTTTACAAATCAACCATTTCTTACGGTGACAGGAGCAGAAAACATTCTTTCTTTTAGAAATATGATGAGTTCAGATGGTATTCACCCAAATGAATGGGGATTAGAAAATATTGCAGAATATCTGAAAGGATATTTAACAGGAACAGGCAGTAATTCAGCAGATAAGAGACAATTATCTGTAAGAATGAATGGTGGAACATTCACAGGTACTATTTATGGACAATCATTTGGAGATATGAATATTTATAGATTAATGTTTGATGGTTCCGTCAAAAACTTAAATTCAAATGGTATAAATGGTTTTAAAATCTATAGTCCTGGTAATGGTGATTCATTTCCATGGAGAGCGCCAAATATAGGTTGGCAAGGTACAATGGCAATAATTAATGCAAATGGAGGCTTCTTTGACGTACCTGTCAAATTCAACGTTACTAACAATAATGAATTATATATGCAATTTAAACAATGTAATTCAGCACACAATAACTATCAAAGTTATTCAAACATTACTCAAATTCAGTTAGATGCGTGGATTGTTGCAGAAAATATGTAAGGAAATAAAAAAAATGAGAAATATATGCGATCTTGATTGTCTAGAAGGAACTTGCACGGGTTCTACTTCAATGGGTTGTGGTGATAATTCAATAGAAATCAAGGTAAGGCTTCAACCTAAAGAAGTTGAGTATTTACAAATTGAAGCAAATAGTAAAACGTATCAAATAACGAATTATACAAAAGATGATAAATTTCTCTATTATACGATTCCATTTTCTCTATATAAAGAGATTGGTATGATGTATATCAAAGTCAAGTATGTAGATGATTATGGAAAACAATTTACATTCAAGACTGAAAAACTTCTATTAAATGATAGTGAAATAATGGTTACTTATTTTGATGGAATATTCTTAGTTAGAAGGCTTTTAGATACTTCAAACAGTCCTTATGATATACCTATCACAAGCCATGATAATTTAGGTGTTGTGCAGATAGGCAATACAATTTCAGTATCTTCAAAAGGTGTCATTGAAATGACCCAAGGGGATTCAGTTGAAGCAATCACAAACATTGATATAGATTCTATTTGCAAGTAAAGGAGATGAAATAATGTCAAAATATTTAGATGAAAATGGTTTAACTTATTTATGGAGTAAGATAAAAGGAACGTTTGTAGCACAAGTAAGTGGTAAAGGATTGAGTACAAACGATTACACAACAGCAGAAAAGAATAAACTAGCAGGATTAAGCAATTACACACACCCAACATATACCGCAAAAACAAATGGTCTTTATAAAGTCACTGTTGATGGAACAGGTCACGTTTCAAGTGCTGTAAATGTTTCTAAAAGCGATATTACTGCTTTAGGAATCCCTTCACAGGATACAACATATTCAGACATGACAGGAGCAACGGCAACAGTAGACGGAACGCATGGACTAGTTCCAAAACCTTCAAAAGGTGACCAAAGTAAGTTCTTATGTGCAAATGGCACATGGAGCATTCCGACAAATACAACATATGACCTAGCAACAACTACATCAAATGGTTTAATGTCTTCAAGTGATAAAACTAAATTAAATGGCATTGAAACAGGTGCAAATAAATATGTACACCCAACATACACTTCTAAAACTAGTGGGTTGTATAAGATTACTGTTGATGGTACAGGACACGTAAGTGGAACTACTGCCGTATCAAAAACAGATATTACCGCTTTAGGAATTCCAAGCACAAACACAACGTATTCAACAGCAACACAAACAGTAAATGGTTTGATGTCTTCAACAGATAAAAAGAAGTTAGATGGCTTTCTATCTGCAAGTTCCTATGCATTGAAAACAGATTTAGCAGGTTTATATAAATACAAAGGTTCTATTACAAGTGCTTCATTACCAACAGCAAATCAGATTGTAGGTGATACGTATAACTTGACAGATGCAAGTGCATATGGACCAGCAGGAACAAACGTTGCATGGACGGGAGAAGATTGGGATGCATTAGGAGGATTATTTGTTATCAATTCATTATCGAATAGTGATATTGATACCATTTGTAAGTAGGTGAATATCAATGGCAAAATATCTTGATGATACAGGATTAAAATATTTGTGGAGTGTATTAAAAAATACATTTGCATTAAAAAATCATACACATGATTATGCAATTAAGTTAGTTCAATATAAATCAACTTATATTGCAACAGGAGATGTAAGCACTATTCCTATTAACATTTCTCAATATAGGTATGGTGTAGATATTCTTGAGGTCTATATAAATGGTATGAGATTAGACAACACAGAATACACAAATAATAACAACACAAACATTACATTGACTAAAGCAATTGAAAAAGGTTGTAAAGTCCATTTTATTGTAAATAAGGCTACTAATTAATAAGGAGATGAAACAATGAAAGTAAAAGCAAATTTAAGATACAAAGATTTATTACTAAACAGAATAGTTGAAAAAGATGAAATTATTGAAGTTGATGAAGAAAGAGCAAAAGTACTAACAACATCAACATATGATGGAAAAACATTTTGTTGTTTTGTGGAAGAACAAGAATCAAATAATGAAGAGCATGAACCAAATATTGAAGAGTCGAAGCCAAAACGTGGCAGACCTAAGAAGGCTTAATTATGGTTATAACATTATCAATCAGTAATGATAGGATCGTATCAAGTGACCAATATATCATTGGTAAAACAAATGAGAATAAATCAACAATCCTATCAATAAATGTTGATTCATTGTTAGGTAATAAGGATTTATATTTAGAGTTCGAAAAGTCTAACGGTGAGAAGTATGTAAGCAAGCCGTTAGAATTAAAAGAAAAAGTAGATGGAACATATAATGCAACATTTGAAATGGTCAATACTCTTTTAGATTTCAAAGGTGAATTAAAATGTGAAGTTGTGTTAAGAAATGATGATAACTATGTATTTAAGTCATATACATACAAGTTCTATGTGATGGATAGCATTAATGCAAGTGAAACGCTTCAAAAAGAAAATCCCGACTTCATCAGTGAAGCGAAAAAGACGCTTGATGAAATGAAAAACATAGTAGATACAAGTGGAGACGGAACAAAGTACCTTGCAAATGATGGACAGTATAAGACAGTAACAGGTGGAACAAGTGATTACAATGTACTTGAAAACAAGCCTATAGAAGTAATAGAAAGCACAGACAAAAATAATCCTGTTATATTGAAAAGTCTTCAAAGTGGCGCTTATATTCTACATGGATATTTCAAAGCATATGAGGGAGCACCTAAAAGTATTATTTCACAGATTCCATTGGTTGCTTATGTAGCGACAACATCAACAGCATCTTACATTCAATTGTTTTTCGCTTATAACAATCAAATTCAATATTATGCTATAACTGAAAATGATTATGATTCACAAAGTGTTTCAATAAGTGATTTAGTAAGTAGAATAGAAGCACTAGAAAGCAAGGTGGTATGATGATTGAGGTTTATGATGAATTAACAAGTCACGATAAAAATAATGCTTTATCTGCAAACATGGGAAGAGTGTTAAATGAAGCAATTCAAGCATTGGAATTAAGAGTTGTTCAATTAGAAAACAATATTATTGATGTAAGTAATTACAAAACTATTATTTGGTAAGGAGGAAAACAATGGCAAGTTATTTTAATCTTATATTAGATACTTTAGCACCTCAAGGGTTGACTATTAAATTAAACAGTGGTTCACAGTATACAACTTCAAGAGAAGTTGCTTTAGCAATAGGAATAACAGATAGTTCTACTGTTGGCTATCAAATGAAAATTTGGGGTATTGATGGTATAGAAAAAGAAACTGATGCTTCATGGGAAACATATGCAAGTTCTAAAAATATCACTCTTATTAACGGTGATGGATTAAAAACTGTTTATGTAAAAGTAAGAGATGATGTATATAACGAGACTTCAACAGTTTCTGCAACAATTACATTAGATACTTCAGTTCCTTCAGTTACAATCATTGGCCCAGATGTTTCTAAAATTTCTAAGACATCACCAAAAGATGTTGCAACATTTAGTTTTACAAGTGATGTTGCATTTAGTGAGTATAAAGTTAAAGTTGTTCCATCAACTTCATCATTACATGATGCAGGTGTATTAATTGGAACTGTAAACGGTTCTACTAATATGAGTGATACAGGAACATTTAAAGCAAATACGTCTATCACTTGTAAAATCTATGGTAAAGATCTAGAAACTGCTTCAGCAGGAGATGGACAAAAAATCATTAAAGTATTTGTTAAAAATGCTCATGGCACTTGGTCAGTGGCTTAATTATGGCACAAGAATATACAATAACAGTCAATGGCTCAATGCAAAATATTCACGTATCTGGGAGTGGACATAATACAGAAGATGTTACATGGAAAAATCCTACGCTTCCAGATAATGCAGTTATCATTTCAACAAAATTTACTGCTCGCTTTAACTGTTCTGCAACTTTCGGTAATGGGGTTAATTATTCCGTAAATGGAACAACATATAAAAAAAGCACTGATGTATCTATTGATTTAGGGACTACTTTGTCAAATGTTATTCATGTAGATGCATGGGGTACATCATTCTTTTCTGTAGGTAATTTAAAATGTTCTAACGCAGTATATACAGTTGTATATAGAATAGCAACTAATCCGATTGTTACTATTATAAATATTGATAAGTTTAAAATATCTAGAAAGCAAGGATTTAATGAGTGTTTATGTACATTTAAGTGTGATATTGACATAGCCTTGTGGGAAGCACGTGCAACACGAGAAAATGAATCTTCGGGGCATGGAATTGGTTTATTAGTTGAATCGGGAACTAATCTCATGGTAGGGGATATAGGCACAGTGAGTGTTTTAGATACAGAACTATCTAATGGAGATGGCGATTATATCATTAGAATCTATGCTAAATCAACGGATGGATTATGGTCTGATGGTTAATAAAAAATGGCAAGGATGGTTTACGCTTGAATTATATACAGAATATAACGATAAAGAAAAAAATACCCGAAATTGAAGTTGAAATAGAAACATCTCATTCATTAAAAATAGATATTAATAACACTTCTATTTATTGTGTTGAGGTGAATCGTGAACACAATGAGCCTTCTCAAAGTGTCATAGAATGCAATATTAATAACGATTGTACAATTGAAATAGAACTTGGCAAAGTTTAGCGTTTGAGGGGTGGTGAATAGATGAAATGCAATAAGCATGATATAGATATTATTGAAGGGACAACGCATATTATGAAATTTGTGTGTTATTCCGAAGGCAAGCCATACAAACTAAATGAATATAATGTTGTATTCGTTGTGCTTGGATGTGGTGAAGAAATAAAAAAAGAAATAGCAATAAAAGATAATGTAATTACTGCTAGACTAGACCCTAGTGATACAAAAGGAAAATATAGAAGTAAGTTATCTTATGAATGTAGAGCATTTTCAAAAACGGGAGACGTTTTACATGTTGCTTTTGGCGATATCAATGTCATTAAAGCAAAAGCGCCAATTATAAAATATAAGGAGGAATTATAAATGAAGATTAATGTACATGGTGGACATTCCTTAAAATGTCGTGGTGCTAGTGGCTATCTTGATGAAGTGAATGAAGATAGAAAAGTAAAGAATAGAGTAATAGAATTATTACGTGAAAATGGTCATACTGTCTATGATTGCACAGATGATAACAGCACTTCACAGAATGCAAATCTAAAAGCAATCGTTAACAAATGTAATTCACATTCTGTTGATTTAGATGTATCTATTCATCTAAATGCAGGCGGTGGAACAGGAACAGAGGTATATGTATATAGCAATAGTTCAAAAGCAAAAGACGAAGCAACTAGAATTGCAGAAAAGGTTTCTAATACTCTAGGTATCAGAAACAGAGGAGTTAAAACAAAAACTAATTTATATGTATTAAGAAAGACTAGTTCACCAGCACTTTTAGTTGAATGTTGTTTTGTTGATAATGAGAAGGATAAAGCACATTGGAATGCTGAAAATTGTGCTAAAGCAATAGTTGAAGGAATTTTAAATAGAAATATTGAAGCAAGCAATACAACAAATACATCTAATAATGTTAACTACATTGTAGAAATAACAGCAGATGTATTGCATGTAAGAAAAGAGCCAACAACAAATTCAAATATTGTTACAAATGTCAAGAAACCATATAGATACACAATTGTTGAAGAAAGAAATGGTTGGGGAAGACTTAAATCAAATGTAGGTTGGATTAAATTAAGTTATACAAAAAGAGTGTAAAAGGAGGTAATCATTATGTCACAGGAATTAAATCAAGTAAGAATTAATAAGATAACAAAAGCGTTGTATGATACAAATGTTGCAAATGGTACGATCACACCAACAATGCAAGAACAAGAAATATGGATTTTTACAGATGATAATGTTTATACAAACGATGAAAAGACTAAATTAAATGGCATTGAAACAGGAGCACAAAAGAATCCTACTAAACTAAGTGAATTATCAAATGATGTTAACTTTGTCACAAAAGCCGTAAATGATTTAACAAATTATTATCTAAAGACAGATACATATTCTAAAACAGAAGTAAATGAATTAATCAATGGCATTACAACATTGAATGTATCAGTAGTTACTGCATTACCAACATCAAACATTAGTAATAAGACTATTTATTTAGTACCAAAGTCAAAAACAGAAACAAACAATATCTATGATGAATATTTATATGTGAATAACAAATGGGAAAAGATTGGCGATACATCAATTGATTTAACTAATTATGCATTGAAAAGTGAAATCCCAACAGTTACAAATGACTTAACAGACACATTAAAAAGCCATTATGATACTGCATACACTCATTCACAACAGGCACATGCACCATCAAACGCACAGGCAAATAAACTAGAATCTATTAAAGTAAATGGAGTTGCTCAAACAATCACAAATAAAGAAGTAAATATTACAGTGCCTACAGTTAAAACAATCATTTGGTAATATGGCACAAACATTAAATGGCGCTACAATAAACAAACTAACCTTGGCACAATATAAAAGTGCTAAGGCTAGTAATTTATTGAAAGCAAATGAATTATATGTAATTAGTGATATTGATGAACAACTAGATAGTTTACTTACTTATAAAGAAAGCCTAAATGTAAATAGTCCAATCATATTAAGGAATTTAAACAGTGGATTATATAAGATTAAAGGGTATTTCAAATGTAACTCTAATCAAAGTGGTATTAGTGGAGTTGATCCATTCGCTTATGTAATGATTGATAAATCAAGTTCAGTGACATATGCAACAATAATTGATAGTTCAAGAACATTAAGATATTCGATCACAAACACAACATATCAAGATTTAGATGATACAGGTTGGATTGATGCAACATTAACAAATGATTTCATACCATATGCAAACAATAGCGATAACAAGCCAAGATACAGAAAAAAGAACGGTGTTGTTTATATTCGTGGTTGTGTATCTCCAAGTACTGAACTAGAAGCAAGTGCAACAGGCAAGGTAATATTTACATTGCCAACAGGATATAGAACAACTTATGGAATAGTTAAAATATGTCAAGGTTCGGGTAAAAATGTTTGGTGTTTGGCAGTAAATACAAATGGAACTGTAACCATTGCTAGATATGGAACAACAGCAAATGCAAAAGTTCCAACTACTGCATGGCTACCGTTTGAAATATCGTTTGCAATTTAAAAGGTGATATATGAGATACTTTACAAACTTAAATCAATTCTATTCTAGCAAGGAATGGAGCGACTTAAAGAAATACATAATATCACAACGAATAAATGAAAATGGTGATATTATTGATGAGTACACAGGAAACCCAATCTATAGAAAATATGACATTGTATTTCATCACAAGATAGAATTGAATCTAACAAACGTGAATGATCCTAACATTTCATTAAATCCCGATAACATTATGATTGTGTCTCATAAGTCACATAATGAGATACATGAAAGGTTTGGATTCTATCAAAGCAAAGTTATACTAGTACATGGCAATTCATGCAGTGGAAAGACAACATTTGTAAGAGAAAATAAAAGAGTAGATGATATAGTATGTGATATGGATTCAATATGGCAGATGATTTCCTTAAATGAAAGATACATCAAGCCTAATAGATTGAAAGAACCTGTATTTGATATCAAACGTGCTATATATGAAATAATCAAAACTAGAAGAGGTTCATGGTTCAACGCATGGGTTATTACTACATGTCCTTATGTGATGGAAAGAAAAAGAATCATTGATAAATTGGGGGTAGATGAAGTTATTCATATTGATACTCCTAAAGAAGAATGTCTAAAAAGACTATATGAAAATCCACAAGGAAGAAACATAGAAGAGTGGACAAAGTATATAAATGATTATGCTAAGAAGTATCAATCTTAGTATTCAAATAGTGGGCATTATTAAACGTGTTGTGAATATTCTCCTTTCTTATAATTTCTATGTTTAATATGTAAGTCCTATTTGTATTTAGTATGGAACTATTAAGGCTATTCCTTTCACTTGATAGTTCCTTAGTGCATACAAGAATAAATTATAAAGGAGGTATGTATATGGAAAGCAGAGCAATTATAAACGTTATTGATAATTTGAATAGCACATCAACAACAGATGCATTGAGTGCTAATCAAGGTAGAGTATTAAAAGGAATGATAAATAATATTGGTAGTGACTTACCTTTATTAGAAGGAACTGATAACAATGTTATTGTCTTTGATAACTTAACAAATGGGCTTTATAAAGTGACGGGTAAATATAGATATACTACTCAAACAGATATAGGAACAACAAACGAATACTTTTTAATTAATGTATATCATACTAATGGTGAATTACATTTTACCTTTTTAACCCCAACAGGAGTAATGAGAAGAGTTATAGCGAAAGATGGAGTTGTAACAACAAATAACTATTTACAGATAAAAGAAAATAAGATCACATTAAACGGTAAGTGTATTCCAATACTAGATAGTGGATATAGTAGTATCACATTAAAGAGTGGGATTACAGCGCATAACTCAAGTGTTTTCCCTGTTAGATGCAAGAAGCAAGGAAACATAGTATTCATTGAGGGAGCAGTAAAGGGAGTTACAACAAAGGCAAGAGAGATTGGTGTATTACCCGAAGGATATAGACCAACAGGAAAGCAAGTGTATTATGTACAGGCTAGAACGGGTGGTTATATAGATACATATAAAATAAGTACTGATGGTTTAATAGAGATAATGAACTCAACAGCAAACTCTTTTGTATCAAGTGATTATCATTTCATAAGTACATCATTCATCATATAGAGGTTATAACAATGAGCAATAGAATACCTATGAAGAATAAGAAGAGAAAAAAGAAAGAAGAGTATAAAGACTACAGATACATGAAAGAGAAGAAACACAAGAAAGAATATGCAATAAAGAAAAGAGTGAATGTTGAAGAAAGATAATTGTATGGGTGTTTGAAAAAATATAGATACCCCCCTATTTGAAAATTGAAATTTAACTTTTGGGTAAGTGGTTAGGGGCTAGTTTTTCCGTACACGTCAATTTTTCAAACTTTTCAAGGTTCAAAAGCCTAAAAAAATGAAAATCATATAAAACTATCAAAAATTATATAAAATAAATAAAAGGTGTGATGATATGACAGAAGAACAGTTAAAAAGTATATTTAATAACTTAGATGATGGAAAGAAAGAAGTTTTATCAAGTATGATACCCGATTTTCTTTTTGAACAGGAACAAATAGAGAAAATCAAAGAAGCATTATTAAAAATAGGTATTCCAACTAACAAAACAAAGGCAGAACAAAAGAAATATCTTTCTAAAGAGTATTCAGCATGATAGCAAGATCAAGATTATACTATCTACTTTAGGTAAGTTTGATGTTAAAGAAGATAGTCCATTGATGGAGATGTTAAAACAGTTTGAATAAACCTTTATATCACAAAACAAAAGAAACATGGTTGGAAACCTATCAAGATTGTATAAATAAAGGCTATATTGATTTATACAATGAAGAGAAAGATGAATATATCAAAACACCTTTAATTGTTGGTATGGAAATGAGAACAGAAATAAATAAACTTGTTGAAGACCTTTCAAATTCTAAATACATATATGATACAAAAGAAAGCGAAAAGAGAATACAATTCAAAGAAACGTGTTGCTTGCAAGGAAAAAAGCCTTTCTTTATGAAGGCTATGAATCTAATGCTACAACAAAAAGCGTTTTGGGAAGTTGTATACAGTTTCAAGATGGCAGATACAGGAATAAGGAGATTCAATGAGGTTCTTGAACTTGTAGGAAGAAAAAATGGCAAATCAACAGACCTTGCAAGTGATGGAAATTATGATTTATTTCTTGGTAGTGGTGGAGAGGATATTGTATGTGCTTCAAATGACGATAAGCAAGCCTCTCTCATATGGAAAGAGATTGGAGGTATGAGAGGTAGGCTTGACACTAAAAGCGAACTCACAAGGCAAAATTTAGCGGAAATAAGAAACGATATAAAGAACATCACAATATTCAAAATGAGTGAAAAGACACAAAATAAAGATGGACGAAATATTGACAAGTGCTATTATGATGAAATGCATGATAGCAAGACGAACGAAATATTTATGGCATGTTGGGAAAGTATGTCTATCAAAGAAAACCCATTGTTAATAACGTGTACAACAGAAGGTTTTATTAATGATGGGCTTCTTGATGAAAAACTAGAATATGCTAGAGGTGTTTTGAATGGTGAAATAGAGGACGAGCATTTCTTACCTTGGCTATTCACACAGGATTCTACACAAGAAATATTCCAAGATAAATGGAGTTGGTGCAAATCTAATCCATCATTGATTTATGGAGTAAAGAAATGGTCATTCATTGAAAAGAATATGATTAAGGCTAAACTATCAAAGTCTTCAAAAGTACATATGTTATGTAAGGATTTCAACATCAAACAGAATAGTGCAGAAGCATGGCTACAAGATGATTGCTTTTACCCTCAAAATATCTATTCACTTGAAGACTTTAGAAATTGTGTAGCGATAGCAGGAGCAGACTTATCGCAAACATCAGATTTAACGTGTGTAACAATGATGTTCATGAAGCCTAATGATGAACATAAATATTTCTATAACAAGTATTTCATTCCCGAAAGCAAATTAGACAGCGATAAAAATGGTGGTGCAAGATATAGAGAATGGGCGCAAAGAGGATTCATTGAGGTTCATGAAGGTAATAGAGTTTCACTTTCAAAAGTTGCTGAATGGTATCTAAGGGTATTTGAACAATACAACATTAGAATATTCAAATTAGGATACGATCAACGTTTTGCAAATGATTTCTTAAATGCTATGAAGGAAATAGGATACGGATATAGAAAAGGTGAAACGTGTGAAATGATAAATCAGAATAAATATGTAATGAGTACACCAATGAAACATCTTGAAGCAGATTTAAAATCTCAATATGTTCAAGGGCTTAATGAAGTTGATTTATGGTGTTTCAAAAATACAACATTTGAAATGGATAACAATGAATTAATCTTACCTGCTAAGATGAAGACAGAGATGCGAATTGATGGAACTAGTGCATGCATAGACACGTATGCAATATTATATAGATATGAGAATGAATACATGAAACATGTAAATGAATATAATGGAGGTGTTGAATAGTGGGATTGATTGATAAGTTAGCAAAACAAGCAATAAATAAATCTTTTATGTGGGCAAGCAGTACGAGCGGAACACCGTCATTCTCTCAATTTGGAGATAACATAATGAATGATGAAACCGTCTTTACAATCACAAATAGAATCCTAGATGAATATTCTAAATTGAAGCCTAGACATATAAGAATTGTGAATGGTAAGGAAGTAAAAGTAACAGACAATAACATCAATGAGATTCTACAGAACCCAAACAATCTAATGACACAAAGCGATTTCTTGAGAAAATGCGCATGGTTAAGAGAGACTTATAAGAACTGTTTTATTTATCCTACATACGATCTTTATTACAATCCTACAAATGGCAGAACAAAGAAGGTATATAAAGCCCTATATCCTTTAAATCCTGTTAGAGTTGATTTCTTTGAAGATGATTTAGGTATCATATATGTTGACTTCACTTTTAAGAATGGGAAACATAGTGGAAAATTAAGATACGATGAAATCATTCATTGGAGAAAAGAATATGGCGAGAATGAATATATGGGTGGGGATAAAAATGGAAGTGCGAACAACACAACACTTCTTAGACATCTAGAAACTAATGATAAAATGATTCAAGCAACATTCAAATCAATAGAAGGATCATTAAAAGTAAATGGCATATTTAAAATATCGGGTTTGATTGGTAAAGATAAACTTGAAAAAGAAAGACAAGAGTTTGAAAAGAAACTAAATGACAATAAGAGTGGCTTTGTTATCTTAGACCAAGGAACTGAATACAATCCTATTCCTTTCTATGGTAGAACTGTAAGCAAGGATTTATTGAAATTCTTTGATGATAAGATTAGAAGACATTATGGAGTTAGTGAAGAAATACTAAACGGTAAATATACAAGTGAAGATAAAGAAGCATTCTATGAAACAGTTATTGAAAGTGGTGCTATCAGTTTAGGACAGGCTATTGAAAGAGTAATGTTAACACCATTTGCAAGAAAGAACGGAAACAGCATTATCTGTTATACAAGTGAAATACAGATGATGAGCGCAGACAAGAAACTAAAACTTGCAGAACTTCTATTACCAACAGGTGGTGTAACCAATAACCAAGTATTGAAATGGTTTGGTGAACAGCCTTATGAAGGTGGAGACGAGCGCTTTATGTCATTGAACTACATCAAAACGAAAGATGCTTCAAAATATCAAGTTGGTGAACAGAATAATCAAAATGATAGTGTTTCAAATAGTGAATAAAAGTTGTTAAAAGTATACAAAAAACATGATATAATTAAGGTGTAAATGAGGTTATTATATGATAATTAACGGTTGGTATTGTTGCCCTAAATGCAAACAGAAACTTTTTAAAGTGAATAATGATTTTGTTGTAAAGGGCATACAGTTAAAATGCAAGAAATGTAAGACTATTATTAATATAAACGAGCCTATGAGCCTATCACATTAAGTTGATAGGCTTATTTTTTATATAAAAGGTGGTGATAATGTGAGCAAATTAAAGACAGATTATAGAAGTCTTAAAGAAAATAAAGAAATGCGAATAAAAGAGATTAGAGCAGATGAAGCAACCAATGAAGATGGAACAAAGAAAATGGTTGTTGAAGGATATGCAAGTGTATTTGATGAAGAAACTTTAATTGAAGATTGGGATCTTACTTATATAGAAGTGATTAGAAAAGGCGCATTTGATGATGCAGACTTTACAGACTGTTGTCTTAAGTACAATCATGGAGATGCAAAAGGAATCCTAGCAAGAACGAGAAACGGAAGCCTTAAATGTACTATTGATGATAAAGGATTATTCATCAGAGCAGAATTAATAGATACTACAGACAATGTAGATATTTATAAATGTATCAAGGCAGGACTGTTAGACAAGATGTCTTTCTGCTTCACTGTTGAGGAGCACGAATTAGACCAAAACACAAAGCCTATTAAAAGATACATCACAAAGATTAAGAAAGTTTGGGATTGTGCAGTTGTAGATGTACCTGCATATGACGGAACTTCTATATATGCACGTAGTAAGGAATTGGTGGAGACTGAACTGAACCGTAGCAAGTCATTGGAGAATGACAAGAAAACATTGGAGAATGTTGAATTAGAAAGATTAAAAGCAAAAATCAAAGGAGGATTTATGTAATGAATATCAAAGAATATTTAGAGAAATTTATTCGTTCTAAAAAAGATGAACGAAATAAGTTATATGAAAGAATTGATAAAAGTGAAGATGTAAAAGAGATTCGTGGAATTGGTGAAACTCTAAAGACGATTGCACAGGAAATTGCAGATGCAGAAGCACAGTTACAGGCAGTTGAAAGCGAACCCGAAGAAGCACCAACAAGCGAGCCTACAGAAGAAGACAAAAGAGCAGAAGACGACAAAAAAAAAGAACCTACAGAAGAGCCTAAGAAAGATGAAGAAGAACCAACATCAGACGATGTAAAGCGTTCAAATGATTGGGTTAAGATTGATGAAACAAACATCAGAAAATTATCAAGTACAGAATTAGAAGGAGGTAACAAGATGGATAAGAATAAACGTGAATTATCTATCAAGGATAGAGAAGAAAGAGGTAAAGCCTTAAAAGAAGGTAGATCAATCACAATTGCAAGTGATGACATTTTATTACCACAGTATCAGTCAAGCGACTTAGCAACAGTACCATTCAGACAGGTTTCTTCATTCGTTGATTTAACAAAGGTTAGAAACTTACAGGGTGGAGAATCTTATGAAACACCATTTACTAAGTCTTATGGTGAAGGTGGATTAACTGAAGAAGGTGGAGCATATACAGATGCAGAAACAGAATTTGGACATGCAAAAATCAACAAAGTAAAGATTACTGCATATGCAGAATATAGTGAAGAATTAGAAAAACTACCAAATGCAGATTATGAATCAGAAATTAGAAAAGGTATTGAAGTTGCATTAAAGAAAAAGATGGCAGAACAGCAGATTGCAGGAGCAGGAACTTCAAATACTTTCATTGGTATCACATCAAAAATTGAAGATAACACCGCTGTATTAGCAACTGACGATTTAGCAATTTCTAAGATTGACCAAGATACATTAAATAAAATCATTTTCTCATATGGTGGAGATGAAGAAGTTGAACAGAAAGGTGTATTAATTCTCAATAAAGCAGATTTATTAGCATTCTCATTAGTTAAAAATGATATTGGTGACCATGCTTATAAGATTGACTTAGCAAATCAGACAATCAATACAGTACCTTATATTATCAACTCTAACTTAAAATCATTAGAAAAGGCTGTTAAAGATGATTACTGCATGATTTACGGTATTCCTATGTATTATGAGACTGCTATCTTCTCACCTGTTGAAATCAAGAAATCTTATGATTATAAATTCAAAAATGGCATGATTGCTTATAAGGGTACTGTATTCGCAGGTGGTAATACAACTTCATATCGTGGATTCATGAGAATTAAAAAAGGCGAACCAACAGTTTAGTTAATAGAAAGTAGGTGATAATGATGATAGACGAAAGAAACGAAGAACTATTAATAAAGGTTAAGAACGGCTTAGGAATCACAGGAGACTATCAAGATGATACATTATCAATCTATATTGATGAAGTGAAAGACTTCATGCTTGAAGCAGGTGTTTCTAATGCAACTATTAATAGTAATAAATCTATCGGAGTTATCACACGTGGAGTAAGTGACTTGTGGGATTATGGGAGTGGTTCCACAGGTCTATCTCCTTACTTTAAAGAGCGTGTTGTACAGTTAAGAGCAGGTGAAAAAGATGTATAAGCCTACAGAAGCGAGAGACATGAGAGTACCTTTTAAACTATTAGTAGTGAGTGAATATGAGAAGGTTAAAGGAGTAACACAACCTAAATCATATATAGAAAAAGACTTAATCTATTGTAGTTTTAAAACGTATGGAGGAACTGAAAAAGATGTTAATGGAAGATATGTTATATATGACACTGCAAACGTTGTTACATGGTTCAGACCCGACATTCAAAGTGATTGCAGACTAAAAAGAATGAGTGATGGAGCATTATTTGAAATCCTAAACGAACCCGAAAACATAGAGATGAAGAATCAATATATTAAATTCAAGGTTCAGAGAATCAAAGGAAAAATGTAATGGCTAGTCATAAATTCAGTATAGACTTTGAAGAAATCAATAGCATGTTAGACGATTTGAAAAAGGTTGATGGAAATGTTGAAGAAGCAACAGAAGAAGCCTTAAGTAAATCGCATGAATATATAACACCATTAATTGAAAAGAAACTTGATAAATCAAATTTGCCTGCACATGGTAAATACTCAACAAAAGATAGAAAGCATTCAATAAAGCAGATTATCAGAGACCCTAATATACAATGGACAGGAAAGACATGTACTGTTGATGTTGGGTTTAATCTAGATAATTCACCTGTTCCAATATTCCTTATTAGAGGTGGAAAAGGTGGAGCAGTCAAAGGACTTAAAACACTTCTAGAAGGAAACAAGACAAAAGAAAAAGTTGCAGAGATTCAACAAGATGTTATCTTTGAAGCAATATCAAAGGCAATGCGAGGTGATTGAATGGACGAGTTATTAATAGAGACACTTGAAAAAGTTGGCTATGAGGTAATCAAACAAGGAACAATAGAAGCAGATGAAGAATGTCCTAGAGCGTTCTTCACATATTGGAATTGGGAAAGCCCAAGAGATGAATATTATGACAATAGACACCATTCAATTATTTATTATTATCAGATACAGTTCTTTAGTGATGATATAAAAATTGTTGATGTAGCAATGAATAAGGCAGTCGAACTATTAGAAAATAACGGCTTTAATATTGATGAAGAGCCTACAGATACTTATAGTGATATTCCTAATTACACAGGAAAATATCTAGAAGTAAATATAGAAAAAAGGAGGAATTAAATATGGCAAAAGCAGAAGTTGCAGAATATAGAGGATGTGAAAATCTAGTTTATGCAAAGGTTACAAAAGATGATTCCGAAGGCTACACAACAGGAGAAGTCAAAGAGTTAGCAGGACTTGCAGAAGTTGGAGTAACAGTGGAACAATCTAGCGAAACTAAATATTATGATAATAACCCTGCTATAGTGTTAAAAGGACAGGGAGCAGAAACGAGAACGTTTACAATCGACCACTTACCTCTAGCGCTATTAGCAGAATTGACAGGACAAGATGTTGATAAAACAACAGGAGCAATTTTAGGCGGAGGAGATGTAAAAAATCCATACTTTGCAGTTGGTTATGTGACAGAAGTCACAAGTGGAATTAAGACCTACAAGTGGTCATTAAAGGGTACGTTTGCTATCCCAGACGAAACCAACACTACTAAGAATGGTGGTACAGATTCTAACAATCTTTCATTAGTTTATACAGGAATTGCAACTACTCATAAATTCACAAATGGTGGAAAGAAAACATATGTTGCATTAGAAGATGTTCAACAAGATGGAAGCACAATTGATTTATCAACATGGTTTGATGAAGTGCAGACACCCGACACATTATCTACATTCACTAAGAAAAACCCAAGCGTTTAAACTGTAATATTCAAATAGTAAATAGATGGGGAAAGTGGAATTACAATTCCTCTTATGGTCTCCATCTATTTTTTAGTAAAGGAGAAAAATATGGAACTAGTATTAAATATTTATGGAAAAGAAAGAGACAAGGAAACAGGAAAAAGAGAAATTGTTAAGACATATAAGACAGATGAATATGATTTGATGTTTGGAACGGTTGAAGATATTCTAACAATCTTTGATGTTGAAAACATGAATGATACAAATGAGATTTTAAGAATGATCACGAAAGTAATGAATCAATTAAAGCCTTTATTGAAAGATGTATTCTATGGTTTGACAGATGAAGAATTGAAATATATCAAGGTTAAAGAATTAATTCCTGTTGTTGTTGGTATCTTGCAGATTGCAAAGGAACAGTTTAGTGACGGCTCAAAAAACGTGATGAGGGGATAGATGATAATATCCCCGTCTCACAGACATTATATAAACTAACTAATAGTATTTGTGAAATGTATCCTTCTTTGAATCCGTTCATTATAAGACAACAGAGAGCGACAGAAGTATTTAGACTTATTAGATTAATCAAGGATAGCAATAAATACAGTAATGAGACTGTTGAAAGTGATGGAACAAGACACATAAGAAGAAATGTAACAGGAAAACGAGGAACAGGAGGATGGATTTAACGCAGAAAGGGGGGTTATAAATGGCAAAAGGTAAGGCTAAAGAGGTAACAACAAAGTTTAAAGTTGACATATCCGATTTTAAAAAGGGCATTACAGAAGCAAATAAACAGATAAAACTTGCTAATGCTCAATTTAAAGAAGCAAGTTCAAAGATGGACGATTGGTCAAAGTCTACAGATGGGCTTCAAGCGAAAATCAAACAACTTAATTCTATCATTGAGCAACAAGAAAAGAAGTTGAACGCTTTAAAAGGTGAACAAGCAGAATATTCAAAGGCTCAAGAAGAAGCAGAGAAACATGCAGAAAGCCTAAAAAAGCAGATTGTAGAATTAACAAAACAGTATGATGAAAGCGTGAAAGCAACAGGAGAAAATTCCGAAGCATCAAAAGCACTAAAAGGTAACCTTGATGACCTTCAAAAAGAATTGAATCAGACTGTAAAGGAACAGGAAAGAAACAAAAAAGCATCCGAAAATCTTAATATAACAATCTTGAATCAACAGGCTTCAATCAATAAGACAAAGAAAGAATTAAGCAATTATGAAAATGCCTTAAATGATATTGAAAAAGAAAGCGTTGATACAAGAACATCTCTTGAAAAACTTGAAGATACAATAAACGATCAAGAAAAAGAGATTAAGGAATTAAAGACTGCTTACATGAATGCTTGCCTTGAATTTGGTGAAACATCAAGCGAAGCGCAAAGCCTTGCATCAAAGATTACTAGTTTAAATGGAGACCTTGACAAGAACAAGGAAACCATGAACGACTTAAAAGGCAGTGCAAATAAATTAGGTGGTTCATTAGAAGAGACAGGAAAAGAAGCAGAAAATTCTAGTGATGGTTATACAGTATTAAAAGATGTCGTTGCAGATTTAGCAAGTAAGGTTATTAAAGAAGCCATACAAGCCTTCAAGGATTTAGCGACAGAAGGAGGAAAGGCACTAGACCAATTACAAGCATCAACAGGCTCAACTAATGACGAAATGAAAGATTTTAAAGATGTGATGGATGACCTTTATAAAAATAACTATGGTGAGAGTTGGGAAGATTTAGCACAAAAGATTTCACTAGTGAAACAGCAGACTTCTAATATGGATTTAGGTTCAGAAGAAATCAAGAACATGACAAAGAATCTTATTATTTTGGAAGATACATTTGGAATGGATTTCAATGAAACTCTTAGAGGTGTGCAAGGTTTAATGGAAAACATGGGGGTAAGTGCTGATGAAGCCTTTGACCTAATCGCTAAAGGCGCTCAAAATGGTTTGAATAAGTCTGATGAATTAGGTGATAACATTGCAGAATACTCACAGTTATGGGGACAAGCAGGATTTAGCGCAGAAGAAATGTTTACTATCTTACAAAACGGTGTTGATAGTGGAGCGTATAACCTTGACAAAGTGAATGACTTAGTTAAAGAAATCGGTATTTCTATGGTTGATGGACGTTTTGAGGATCAGATGGGTAACTTCTCAACCAAGACACAGGATTTATTTAAATCATGGAAAGACGGAAAAGCAACACAAGCAGATGTATTTAAATCAATCATTAATGATTTAGCGACAGCAAGAAATAAGCAAGAGTTATTGACGGTTGCAAGTGACACATGGAGCGCACTTGGTGAAGATAACGCAATGAAGGTTATTTCTTCATTGAATGATGTTAATGATACATACAGTAATGTCGAGGGAACTATGAAGAAAGTTGATGATGTTAAGTACGATAACTTAGCAAGCCAATGGACAGAATTAGGTAAAACACTTGAGGTCAATCTAATTCAACCTATCGTAAACACATTAGAACCTATCTTGACCGATTTGTTGAAGTTTGTCATTAACAACATGACTGTTATAGCCCCAATTATAGCAGGAGTTGCAACGGCTTTTGGAGTACTAGCAGGAGCGTTAGCAATTCAAGGAATTATTAGTGGTGTTCAGAAAGCATTTGCATTGTTGAGTGCGACAATGGCATTGAACCCGTTTGTATTAATTGCTAGTGCAATAGCAGGGTTAGTTGTTGCATTCATTTACTTGTGGAACAATGTAGAAGGATTCAGAAAGTTTTGGATAGGTGTATGGGACACAATAGTAGAAGCGTGTAAAACAGCAATTGATGGTATTGCTTCATTCTTTAGTGGCGCTTGGGATTTAATAACAAGCGTGTGGAGTGGATTAGTTGATTTCTTTAGCACACTGTTAAGTGGTGTCATGGGTGTATTCTCTTCTATAGGTTCATTCTTTAGTGATTTATTCAGTTCAATTGTTTCAACGATTGAAGGAATTTGGAATGGATTAGTTGCAATATTCACAAATGTTTATACAAGCATTGTTACAGTATTCTCACCTGCTATAGAGTTATTTAGTAGCATATTTGGCACTATATTCAGCAACATAAAAATAACGTTCGATAATATGGTTATAATATTTCAATTTGTTTGGTCAAAGATAGTTGAAATATTCACACCTGTTATTGATTATCTTACAGATATATTTGAAAGTGCCTATGATGGAATACAAAGTGTGTGGAATGGTGTTGTTGGTTACTTCACAGGAATATGGAACGGAATAGTCAGCGTTTATAATGTTGTCGCTTCATGGTTTACAAGTGCTTTTAATGGAGCGGTTAAAGGAATACAAGGAGCATGGAATGGTGTTGTATCATTCTTTAGTGGTGTATGGAGTGGTATCCAAGGTGTATTCAACACTGTAAGTGGTTGGTTTAGAGGTGCTTTCCAAAGTGCATGGAGTGCAGTCAAGAGCGTATTCAGTGGGGTTGGCAGTTTCTTTAGTGGAATATGGAACACTATTAAATCAGTATTTACAAATATAGGGCAGAAAGTAGGACAAGCAGTTGGTGGAGCGTTCAAGAGTGCTATCAATGCAGTACTTAGAACAGCAGAAAATGTTTTAAATTTTCCTATCAATGCTATCAATAGTTTGATTGGAAAAATAAACGATGTTCCAGGAATCAACTTAAAGAGATTGAACACATTCAATTTACCAAGACTTGCTCAAGGTGGACTTGCTAAAAAGAACAATCCATTCTTGGCTATGGTTGGTGATAACCCTACACAGGACGAAATCATTTCACCTGTTAATACAATCAGAAAGATTGTCAATGAAGAATTACAAGATGTCAAGAAAGGCTTAAGAGTTATTAATGGTTCTTCAAATGTAAATAATGTTTCAAATAGTAAAACAGTCAACAACACATTCAACCAATACATAACATCACCTAAAACATTAAGCACATTAGATATTTACAGACAGAGCAGAAACTTATTAAAAGGAGGGGTTAAGTCATGATAAAGATAACAGTTGAAAATTCAAAAGGAAAACAGTTATGTTTGACAGATGATGAAAATAAATATCAACTTGAATCAGTTCTAGGGCTTAACCCACCCTCTGCTGATATTGCAATGAGTGACAATATAGAAGATGGTGCAGACTTTGTACATTCTAGAATAGGCACAAGAAACATTGTGATTAATCTAGTTATAAAAGGATATGTTGAAGAAAACAGACTAGCATTATATAAATACTTTCCTAACAAGGAAAATGTAAAATTGTATTTTGAGACAAACACCAAGAAAGTTTGGATTGATGGATATGTTGAAAGCAATGAACCCGATCAATTCAGCATGCTTACTACATGTCAGATTTCTATATTATGTCCAAATCCATTTTTTAAGGACTTAGAAGAGACTTTAATAAACATGAATATAATTGCACCTAAATTCTATTTTCCTTTCTATACAGTCACACCAAGACCATTCAGCATATATTCACAGATAAGCATTCTAAACCTAATTAATGAAGGTAATGTTTCAAGTGGTATGACTATTGAAATATCTGCAAGAGGAGAAGTTATAAATCCCACTATATATAATCGTGATACAAAGGAATATATAGGTGTCGGAACTGCTGAAAGACCTTTCACAATGATGAAAGGAGATACGGTTCTAATTACAACTCATATCAATAACAAGAGAGTCAAACTAATAAGGAATGCAGTTGAAACAAATATATTCAACTACTTGAAAAAAGGTAGCAAATTCTTGCAATTAGAAACAGGAGATAATGTATTTACATATTCTGCTGAAAGTGGGAATGAATATATTGATATTGATTTCAAATATTATTCAAACTATGAGGGTATATAATTATGGATGTAATTATAGAGAATGAGAATTTTGAAAGATTAGGATTGATTGAAAACGCTGAATTGATATGGGCTACTAGATATTATAAGAGTGGTGATTTTGAACTACATACAACAGTTACAGATTATTATCTATCATTAATCAAGAGTGGCTTGTATGTTGTAAGAGATGATGATGAAGACAATGTTGGAATCATTGAGGATTATGAGATAGTAAGCAATACAGAAGATGGAGACAAGATAAAAGTAACAGGAAAATTTGCAGAGGGGTATGTGTTGAATAGTAGGGTTGTATCTCAACAAACTATCTTGAGTGGTAACGCTCAATATCAATGTAGAAATCTAATTGAAATGAATATGATCAATGCAACAGATACCAATAGAAATATCAGTTTTGTAAAATTAGGCGCTATTGATAATTCAATAGATGAAAAGATAGAAATACAAATAACAGGAGCAAACCTTTTAGATAAGATAGAAGAAATATGTGAATCTAAAGGAATAGGCTTTAGAATGCCTTTAAGAGATGATAAATTATACTATGAAATGTATAAAGGTATTGATAGGTCATATGCGCAGAATGAGAATCCATGGGTTATATTCAGTGATGAATATGACAATTTAAAAGAAGTAACTTATGTATATCAGACTTCAACCTTAAAAAACATTGCTTATGTAGCAGGTGAAGGAGAAGGAATTGATAGAAGAATAGTGAAAGCCTATAATGGTATTGAGCCTAAAGGATTGAAACGCTTTGAGTTATGGGTTGACCAAAGAAACATGTCTACAAACAACGGTGAAATATCAGAAGCAGAAATAAAGGAACAGATGTTAGAGGAAGGGTTAGAAAACCTTACAACAATAACAACGGCTTTTGATGGCAGTGTTTCATTGAGTGGATATACATATGGAAAAAATGGCGATATATACATTGGTGATATTGTGAGTATTATGAAAACTAAATGGAATAATATGTATATAAATGCTAGAATTATAGAAGTGATAGAGAGTTATGACAAGAACGGAAAACAGACAGTTTTAACTTTTGGGTTATAGAAGGGGGTGCAATAGATGATTGAATTAAATAGTGGATTTTTCAATGCGATTATGGTTAATAATGAACCCGATAGAACATATACGGCAGAACAGGTTAATGACTATTTCAAAGGCTTGATTTCCGATAATGGAATATTTGCAACGGTTTCAGATGCATGTCAGATTGTTGGAAGTACAGGGATGAAGGTTATTGTTAAATCGGGTAGAGGCAAGGTAGGAAATAATTGGTTTGAGATTGATAAGGATTATACAATTGATATTCCTTCAAGTGATGTAATCTTGAATAGGATTGATAGAATTGTAATCTCAAGAGACAACAGCACACGTTTAACACACGTTAAATTATTGGAAGGCGAATTATCCTCAACACCTACACCACCATCATTAACAAGAGATGAAACAACATACGAGATATGTTTAGCAAATATCATTGTGAATAAGAATACAACATCAATTACAAATTCAATGATTGAAGATACACGATCAAATAATGATGTTTGTGGTTGGATTGTCGGACTAATTGAGCAGTTTGATACAACAACATTATTCAATCAATATAAAGATGCTCAAGATACATTTATCAATGAGACAAGCAAGAGTTTCACAAATTGGGAGACAACACAGAAAAGTGACTTTGATATATGGTTCGATACTATCAAGGATACTGTTAAATCAGCGAACCTTTATAGAGAATATAAAGCGATATATGCAACGGTTTCAGCAAACGAAAAAGCATTAACAATACCTAGCACAATCAACTTTGTAAATAATTCTCTTGATGTGTTAGAAATTCGTGTGAATGGTTTTGTACTTGCAAAAGATGAATTTAGTATAAACGCTCAAGGTACACAAGTTATACTTACAAATGCAATAGACAGAATAGGCACAAGAATAGAATTTGTGAATAAGAAATGTGTTGAGGGGACAGTTGCAGAAAGCACTGTTACGAGAGTTGACAAATTAGAAGAAGAAGTAAATGCAATCGGTGAATATGTATATGAATCCACAGGAGATAATGACAATAAGACATTATCAACAATGGTTAAGAATTTCTTGAATGGGGTTGGTGATTATGCAAGCGTTCAAGATAATTCACAATTGTATATTTCAGTCAATGGAACGTTAGGTATTGTTTCTTCTATTGATAATCATGTATTTGATTTTAATAGTGATACAACATCAAAAAGAAGAGTAATAGTTGACTTCTCAAGAGCGACTATACCAAACATAACTTTAACTGATACAACACTAGCAATAATGAGTTGTACAGATAATGTGACTATCAAGAACGCTAATATAAAAGCAGTACAAAGTAGTTCACAAACCATATATAGTTTATATGGTGGCAACCATGAAAATATCAATGTATATATAAATGGCGCTTATGGTACATTATATGGTGCTTATGCTTGTCAGAGTGTTTCAAATAGTAAATTTAATATTGAGAATGCAACAGGCACATGTTATGGTTGCTATTCTTGCAAAAAGGTACTATATAACGAAATTAATATAAATAGTGGTACAAGCATTAAAGCAAGTGGAAAACAGTTGCTTATGGGTAACTTTGTAAATCAGCCTGTAGACGTAGATAATACGGTTACAAATATAGGAACTATCACATTGTAAAGGGGGTATTAAACATGAGTTTAGATTTTTTAACTAATTATTTAGTATGTGTGATTGTTGGCATTTGTTTATGTGTTGGGTTTGTCATTAAAACAAGCATTCCTAAGATTGATAACAAATACATTCCGTTGATTATGGCAATTTTAGGAATTGTATTAAATGTATGGATCAATATGAGTTTCACACCCGATATTCTATTAGGTGGCTTATTCAGTGGTTTAGCATCAACAGGATTACATCAAGCGTTTAAACAAGTAATCAACAAAGAATAGAGGTGTTCATATGAATGAAGCACAATTTGTTGGTAATGTTATTCTAGCGTTGATTACATTAGGTTCTTTTGTTGCAATCATCAATAAGTTTACACAACCAATCAATGAATTAAAAATAGTCATTGAAAAGTTAAATAGTTGCATTGAGCACATTAAAGAAGATGAAGCAGTACAGAACAAAAGACTAGAAAAGCATGGTTTAGAGATTGATGACCTAAAAACACGAGTTGGAAAAGTTGAAACAAAGTTAGAAATCACTAACGAAGAGTAGTTATAAAACTACTCTTTTTTATTTTTGTCAAAAAATACAAAAAAAGGCTTGTATATATGTATCACATATAGTATAATGTACTTGTAGAAAGAAAAGGGTAAACACCTAAGGAGAAACAAAAATGAAAAGCATGAAAGAAATCAGAGAAATGTCTTTAGAAGAAATTAAATCAGATGTAGAAAGAATCAAAAATGAATTTCCACAATTAGCATCTAGTTGTGATGCAATTCATTTCGATAGACAAAAAGGCGCTATCAATAGGGATTATAAATATCTACTTAATGAAGTAGAAGAATGTAATGATTCTGATTTACAGGATTATTATACATTTAATTCTTGCATTGAAAAACTTGATGCGAGAAGAAAAGAAATTGCCAACTTTTGGGAATGTGGCTTGTCAGATTTTGGAGAAGCCATCGACATGGATAAAGAAATAGCAAACAAAGAATATGAAGCATTAAAGGCTTCATATGAAACTCTTGTAAAGGAATTAAATCCACAAATGCAAGAGTCTTATAAAGGCTATAAGGCTCATTGCGAATGGTGCAGAATCCCATGCTACAATTGGGATGGATATCAAGAAGAAGCAGATGAAGACGATTTATTTGCTTCAATCCTTGGAATGTAAGGAGGATAAAGTATGAAAAAATTAAAATTCAAGAAGTGGGTAACAAACTTACTTCTTACGATCAATTTAATAATTTTCGTTATAATGGGGAGCATTCAAGATTTTGATATTTGTTTCACATCATTATTATTTATGATTGGTTTACCAATAGCGTTTTTGGTTAACTCATATCTTTTAATTGAATACGGAGGATTATAATATGGAATACAATGATAAAGAATTGAATGCTATCGTTACTATAGAAAAGTATAAGTACTATAAAGAGTATGTAGAACGATTAGAAAAAGATTATGATGGTCTTTTAGATGAAATAGGATACTTAGAAAAGGAAATCAAAAGGCTCAAATATGAAAATAAGAACCTAAAAAAAAGAAATAATGAATATAAGAAAAGTGGCATTTTAAATGATGCAGATGCACAACGATATAGAGAAATGTGCATTAGTCAAAAGAAGAAGATAAACGATTTAAAATTGCTATTAAAG